AGGAAGATATGTGGACTATATGTATAACCAATATGAAGATGCAGGGATTGTCATACAAAAAGCTATTGATTCGCTACCCAATAGTGGTGGCAAAATTATTCTTTTAGAGGGCACATATAATTTGTCAACTCAACTCACACATAGTAAAAATATTATAATTGAGGGACAAGGCAAAGGGATTACGAAAATCAATACAAGTAATAAGGTTCTTATATCTAAAACATCTGAAACAAGCGCAACCGCAGTGTTTAAGAATATGGATATTAATTTTGCTTGTAGAACTAATTGGTCCCCTGATGTTGGTGTTTTTTGCGACTATACCTCGTTGGAGTTTGATAATTGTTCAATTACATATGCAAACACACTACATAATACAGATTCACTATTTAAAAATTGTAATGTAAAGTTGAGCAACAGTAAAATAACAGTAACATTGCCTGCAAAGAGATATGATAGTAGTCACGTTTGTTGGTGGGTATTCAGGGAGTGTACTGTAGAACTTACCAACACGGGCATTTTATTTCCGAGTGGTAGTAACAATACTCTTAGCAACGGTGTTTTCTATGCGTGCAACGGTACTATGTTTGGTGGATTTATACAGCATATAGGTACGACTATAAGCAGTACACATAGCTATGTCGAATCATTCTCAGCAATTTCTTTTGTAGGCACACAAATTGAATGCAGAAGATTTAGTCAAACAGAGGTATCAACAGGAGATTTTAATACACTTAGTAATTGCCGTATTAAAATATTACAAGCGTCAGGTTATTTTAACGCCTCACACATAAGCCATTGTGATTTTTACATTTCAGGAGCGATAATTTTCTGTGCGTACTGTATGGCATCAAACAGCAAATTATGGTTTTCGGCAGCAAGTTTGGCTACATTACGAAATTATTGCTACTTTGAGGCGTGTTACGTGAATCAATCGACTTGGATAATCTCACAAGGAACAGGTGTATCAACTACTGATACAAAAACAGGAATAAGCATAACAGCACCGTCTTTCAGAAGTGTAAGTTAATTGGGAGGAGCAACTATGAATATAAGTGAATTTTTTAGAATTACACCCGACAATATTGTACAGTGTGTAAATTATATCGTGACTTTAAAGACCTTGAAGTCAGTAAAATACTTAAATGAGGGCTATGATGATCCTGATAACTTTGACCTAACACTTGAGTATTTTTTGGACGAGAAAGAAGTAAACGGTTTTAAAACAAATTATGTTGACAAGCATAAATTGTTAAGTGTTCAGAATGTAGAAGAATTGGACAACCCATATAAATGGGCAGAGGGGATAGTGTTACGCACAGATGACCCATACACTGAATTAGCCGAAATAGTCAAGTACGGCAGTAAGGAAGCATATGAGGCGTCATTGCCGGAGGCACAAGATGAATTTAATATTGATATGGATTACAGAATGTCTAAAATGGAATTGGGATTGTAAAGAGGAGGAAATGATATGACTTATGGTTATTGCAAAAAAATAATCGCAAGCGGTAAATACGATAAAAATGAAATGAAAGATAAGTTGGATGTTTTTTTGTTGGCTAATCGTATTACCGATGAGCAATACAAGGAATTAATGCAAATGATGGAGGGTTAATTTATGGATAAGATTTTTGTTAAGATTAATTTGTTATGGGCGACAGTGTTGACGTTTTTAACGTCTGCGTTTGGAGCATACTGGTACATATTTGCGGCTTTTATGGTGCTGAATGTGGTTGACTTCTTCACCGGAGTTGAAAAGGCGAAATATTCCAACACAGAAAATAGCAATAAAGGTGCAAAAGGGGTTATAAAGAAATTAGGTTATTGGATTGTAATATTTATAGCCTTTTTCATGTCATACACTTTCAAAGATATAGGCAATATTATTGGTATTGATTTAGGAATATCCGCATTTATAGGTTGGTTTGTATTGGCTACATTTATAATCAATGAAATACGTTCAATAATTGAAAATCTGATAGAAATAGGCGTAGATGTTCCGAAGTTTTTAACAAAAGGCTTGGAAGTGGCAAGTAAAAAGCTTGATGATATGACAGATGAGGGGGATAAGAATGAGGACAATAAATGATGGTTTCCCAATCAAACAGTTCAAGGGTATTGACATTGATACGTCAATACAGTCATCATCGGCAAACTATTACACATACAGTAGCCGTGTAGTGAAATTCATTGTGATTCATTACACAGGAAATACAAAGGATACTGCGAAAGCAAATGCAACATATTTTCATAATGGTTCACGAAGTGCGTCAGCACATTATTTTGTTGATGAAAATAGTTGTTATCAATCAGTTGCGTTAAATAATGCTGCGTGGGCGGTCGGCGGTACATCGGTGTATAAACACGCCGACTGCCGAAATAAAAACAGCATATCCATTGAAATGTGTTGTAGCGGTAATTCTATTGTGTCAGAAAAAACAATCAACAATACCGCCTATTTATGTGCTGAATTGTGTAAATACATAGGCATTACAGCAGATACAGTTGATATATTTGTTTTGCGCCACTATGACGTGTGGGACAAACAGTGTCCGGCACAGTGGGCAACTGAGAACAGTGCCGGTTGGACGACATTCAAAGAAAAGGTTAAGGCGATTTTAAGAAATGAGGAGGGACTGACAGTGTCACAATATGAGGAACTTATCGAAAAAATAAAAGAGTTAGACAATAAAAAGGCAGATAAATCAGAAATGATTTATGACTGTATCGACCATAATATGCCAGAGTGGGCGCATAAGCCTGTTCAATGGTGCTTGGACAATGGTATTGTATCAGGCACAGATGACGCACATCTTGCCTTAAACAATACAAAATTGTGGGTATGCGTTGTTGTATATCGTGCGGTAAAGTTTGTTGCCGGATTGATGAAAATTAAAATCTGATGAATAATCTATA